TTTAAAAGCTTGCCATTTAACAGCCGTGAAGGGCTTTGTAATACTGTGAAGTGGATAAAGAACCTTTAATTTATTTCGGCATGTTAACCCATGCCGTTTTTTCTTTGCTCTAAAACCAACTTTACGATTCTAATATATCCACAGCGTCTGCATAATCCGATAGAGTTTTTAAGTATTCATACCCTTGTTTAATAAAGTTCGGCGCACCATTAGCAACTGAGGGAGTAAAATCATATTTTTTTACATCTATCAATTCAAATCCTGATTCTTTTGCTTCCGCACTTGAATATATTCCTAACGATATATTAATGTTATCCTTTGTCCCTCCTTGTTCTATAATCTTTAAGTATGCTTTGTCTAACGTTATCCCATGTTTTGTGATCATACATTTTTCTAAGGCCATATTGGTCATCCTCTCTTTGGTTAATTAATCAATCGCACCTGCTGTTATTGACGTTTTGATCTTCCATGTCTTTCACATATTCATAATCCATCCTAAGTGCCTTACAAAAAGAAATGAGTTTAATAGTATTTTCTTCATCTAATCTAATAACTATCTCCTTAATATTATCAGGAACAACAATCATATTAACACCTCGCTTACCTTTCTTTACTTGTAATTAACTAGCTGCCATTTGACCACCGGCTCGAAGTTTAGCCATTAAATTATTAAGGTCATTCCTTATTCCAGCAATGTCCGTGGCTGTTGATGGTGCCTGGTAAGCCGCTACGCCAATAATTCCCCAAGGCTTCCATGTTGCCGGATCGCCTTTCGTGACTGCAATCCATCCTAAACACCCGCCATCAGCTACAGAGGTGTTGTACATCAGAGTACCTTTCGTTGCTTTGCGGCTCGGAACAGAAGATGCATATCCAAAGGAGTTCATATATGCGACAGTTCCAACACCTAAATCCGCAATCTCATAAACATTAGTAGGACAATTAAAGTCGTTGTGCCTAATAATTGTTCCGGATACAGCAGTACTAGATATAACCACGCAACTGCTCAAATCAGTGGTTATATCGTTCTTTTCTATGATGTTCCCAGACACTGAGGACTTGATTTGAGTTTCAACCTGTATCCCATAAGTACCCGACTTAACATTGTTATGATCAACTTTTACTTTATCACAATCTATCAAGCGAATACTCGTATACTGACCATCTATGATGTTGTCCTTAATAAAACAACCCTCAGTCGCGCCGCATAAGATTATGGCCTCGTTTGCCGCTCTTGATGCGCTATGGATTGTATTATGGTAAATCTCTACTCTTTGGATAATGTACCCCAAAGTGTCTGTCCTGCAATTTATGTCCCCGCTCATGTTCCCAAGCAGGGTATTGTCATGGATTTTGACGTTTTTCATTCTTGTGCCTTGATACACGTTTTTAAAGTCAATACCCTTTAGTGTATTGTCATAAAATATGTTATCGTGGACATTTACATTTTCAATATCGTTCCCGGCTAAATCAAACCCGTCGCGGGTATTGCTATAGCTAATATTACCAGCAACTTCGATGTTTTTGAGTGTGCCTGATGGTGATGCGGTAGTAGTGCCAGCTAGCTTCAATCCATCATAAATGTTATCATGGCATATGTTATTGATGTACTTAAACCCGTCACAACCCTCAACATAAAAAGCCCATTGTGCAAATCCATATCCATGGCAGTTCTCAATTACCCCTCTTTTAACATTAGAGAGGAATACGCCCCAAAAGCCATTCTTAATTTCACAACCATGGAACCAGACGTCGCTTACGTCGCTACCAGATACAGCCTTGCTCCCCCCGGTAACTTGATTACCGCAATTAAAAACCACACCTAAAAAGTTGATTACCTTCTTACTAGACAAGTTAAATCCTGCAGTAGAGTCTTTTGGTATTAACACTGCACCGTTCTCTGCAATAAAAGTTATATTATTACCAACTGCAATATCGCCATAAGTATAACCTGCCATACGATATGGAAACCGAACACTGCCACCGTTAGGCAAATGATTGATAGCCCCCTGCACAGCTGCTGTCCAATCGTCGATTTTAGCTAGATTTTTAAAGGCGAGTACATTTGCCTCCGGACCATTCTTAGTAATTACTTCTGCTGCATTTATAATGCCTGTACCATCACTAAAAGACTGTGTACTAGGTTTAATTATCCGTAAATCTGTGATATTCGCACTTGTTATGCTTGTCGCCCCTGCAGCTACACTAATAGTAGCCAACTCTAAGCCGCCAGTCGGTAACGTTGGCTTAACAGGAGGTGCTGAAGGAGTACCTGCAAGATAAATTACAACACCACCAGAATCAACATAAACTAAATCTATGCGCGGATTTATTGCGTCAGCTGCGTCTATTGCCAACGCAGATAACGAGCTAATCGCAAATCGCTTACCATCGTGCATATGAACAACGCCTGCAGTGACCTGTGCTGTCATATTAGGCGTTGTTTGTGCTGTCACTTGTATACCAGATATTACACCGTAGCCAGTGGATTCGGCGTGTGTTAACTGCACCGTATTTAAGGGGTATGCGGTGCCTTGCTGAGCAACCTGTTGAGCTATTGCGGCAGAGTTAGCCGCACTTTCCATAGCCGCTAAGGCAGCAGGAGTAACATCGCCTTGGGATCCTCTTTGTGCGCTCTGAACTATTTTATATCTGGTTTCAGTGTATTTAATTACTTTATCCGCCATTTCATCACCTCACTACACTGTTACTCTTGGTTTGACTGCGAACGGCCCTTCCAGTAAATACTCAGGCTCGCCACCAGGGGGGTTGCCTTTTACGTCATACCAGTAGGTTTCTACTTCGGTTAATTTCTTGCTGCTTGTTGGTATGTCTTCAGCTTGTTGCCCCGTTAATTTCAAGGTTAGAATGTTAATTGTATTAGGTTTTACTCCTGTGGTGAAAGACTTTACAACCCCGCTATTAGCGGATGATTTTATATCTCCCCAAAAATTCCACGTAGATATATCCAGCGGGGTCACTTCATCACTTTGAAAAAATTCAAATTCAAAAGTTCTACCTTCGCCGCGCTTAATCTCTAAAGGACAGTAACCTGCCATTTTACCACCATCCTTATCCCAAGATAATTACTCGATACTGCCCGACCGTCGGAGCAACGACAAAAGAAACAGCCACTGAATTTATATCAGTGGCTTGAATATCTTCTGGCGTTACATAGCCATATGGAGAACTATTTTCTCTAATCTGCACGACTACATCCCGTGTACCGAAATTGTGATTTACTGTATATTCCGTATTAGACCCATCGCCTATAGTTGCAGCATATTTCAAATACGATGCTCCTACGGGTCCAGTGTCGCCGGTATCTCCTTTTTCTCCTGGCGGACCTGGTGTCAATTCAATCTCCTGCAGTTGTTTTAATGTTGCCGGTTCTTGCAGATCGATTGCGTCTGGCAAATTGCTGATTTTATTGCCATGCATGTTAATATCGGTATAATAATTTTGTGCCATACGTTTACCTCCTTTACGTTAGATAAGCTGAGCCACTCAACGCAACAGAGAATGTAACAGTCAACGAATTAAGCGACGTATAACTAACTGTGCCTACAGCAGAATTGCCGCTAGTATCAACACATACAACAATCGGATTTTTATTTAGATCGTGGTTGATCGTCCACACCGTTGATGCCGTTGACTGGGTAAAGGTATAACTACTGTTAAGCCAACCCTTTGTGTAAGTAAACTTAATTTCAGTATAGGTCATATCGTCTACCGATTGCATTGCTGGTCCTACCCTATAGGTTTTTTCGACATTTAGGTCTGTTGTCGGTAGCACACCGATCGTACCCGCTTTCAGTAAAATAAACCGATCGCCGCTGCCATGACTTGAAACATATCCATCCGTGCCCAGTTTACCGCGCAGTAGGCCGGACAACCTGTATGTGCTGTCATCGATTAAAGTCGCTGTCGTAAACTGAATAACCTCATTACCAATTACTGCCGCATTAAAGCCGTTGAGTATATCGTTCTCTGGTCTTGATTCCAACGTGCCAGATATCAATACCACGTCAACCGTGTTGGCAGTGTCCCAATCACTGGTTGTGCCGGCAGGTAATACGTTAATTGCGTACCCCATAGTTGACTGAGCTGCAAACTGTGCCACTACGTCGTATGTATTGCCACCGTCATCAGTTTTATAAATGTTGGTACCTTGGTAGTTCTGGCCGGTCGCAGCGTAATAAATATTGTTCGTGGTAGTCGGATCGATCGGCAAGTGTGGCAAGTCCAGAAACTCAAAAATTACCCCTGTACTCGGTTGGTCATCACCTGCCCCCGTGCTTGGGTCTACTGCCCGGGTCGCCTTGTTGTAAATTACTCCGTCAATGGCTATTGCAGAAATTTTATTTAATCCTGGTTTCCCGAATGTAGATTGAGCAATTACCGCAGGGTATAGATTGCCGAATTCATCGGTGAATTTAACAACCATCCCCGGCACGACATCGGTATATTTCATTGGCAGGGACGTTTCATAGCTATCCCTGTTTATCCATTGTTCATATAGCTTCGCATCGGCTAATTCCTGTGCCTCAGAGTCTGTCATAACTAACCCGCTATCGATACTTATATCCGACTTAGCCTTTACTAGCTGCCGTTTGCTTTGCATGGACTGCTCTTGGTAATCCCAATCAGCAGAAGTGTACTTTACTGCTACACTTCTCGGTAACTCAGATTCATCTGCCCTGATTATTGTTAATGGTTCAGTCTGCTCGTCACCTTCATGCGCTCCCAAGTCTTCATATGGGATTATCAGGGCATTGTCTGCATGCCGGCGGCTGAATACTACCTTGCCGTCCTGCTCAATGCCGTCAAATAGATATGCAGTCATAAGTGGCTCTATTTGGTCCCTGCCACTTGCTTCACGCTCGATACTCTGCCCTGTAATAGTTAAGCCATCTAAGTCGGTAGCGTCAACAAAATCAAGATTAATACCGGATTCATTCACGCTAATGTCTTCGATTATGTCTTTTAGATCATTACTGCCGGAATTAATTTCAAAGGTCAAATTAGGAACTGATCGCCATTCGTCAATATACAGGTTCTGAAAAACCATGTATGCTTGACCTCTGTAAGCAGGGACATTGCCGACACCTTCAATGGCCTCTATAAAACTATCTGGCATTTGCGACTCTGTGCCTGTATGTAGTGTAAATTCATATTTCGCTACACGCGGCTCAACTATTAATTTAAATAATGTACCGTCCGGAATAACTGTAGAATCAGTTGTTTTGCTTACGGTAAATCGCACATATCCGTTATTGTAATAAATACCGAAGTGGCAATCTTCGTACTCGTTTCCCTCAGAATCTTTGACAGAAAGAACTTGCATATCATCAACGTTTTTTGCTGTCAGTACCCAAGATGATGACACCTCTGAATCAATGTCCGTTACTTGGACCATTTGGGTATATCGTAAACCCGGGAACGCGCTTACTATCTCGCCAAGTTCGCTGGCAAACCCGTTTAAAGAATACTTGCTTTCGAAGAGCGGGAACGGCTTACCTGCTGCCCATACACGCCCTATACTAGATATTGGACCTTTACATATACTAACGGCAAAACTGACACTGTAACTATACTCAGTCACCTTTGCGCCGCCACCCTTGCCCCCTTGACGCGATGTCTTTTTATGTTCTACAAACTTTGTACCCCAAATAAGATTGCCAGCTACCCGGGCTCCGCCTCTTACCTTTGCAATCGCATTACCATAGGTGCTGGTTTGTATCTTTAAATCTTGTAGTTTACTCCCTTTTATTTTTTGTGGGAAAAGATAGTTTTGATCAATGTAAGTTCCTGCTGCTACTAAAACGGCAGACCAGAAAGTATTCGCCTGTACAAGTGCTAACGCAAGTGTAGCCACTAATCAACCACCCCCGGATACCTAAAGGCATGCCGTATATAGCCCCGCCACTTATCATCAAGTCTGGACTCAATCACCTTCATAATGCCGGGCTCGCAAACGGAATGAATAATAAAACCATCGCCTGAGATAATGCCCAAGTGATGGTCAGGGAATCGTTTCTTTAAAGCAAATGTCAGTATGTCGCCTAATTTTGCTTCAGCAACCGGTATTTCAATAAGGTATTTTTGCAACTCAGGGTAAAGTCGTTCCTCTCGGCAGTAAAAAAATGAACTCTGTGCGTAGTCAATAATATCGGTAAATACTATGCCGGTTAAGCTCGCATAGCAGCCCCGCACAAGCCCGATGCAGTCAACGGCAACGCCTTTAAGCGATTGCTGATGCTGCCACTTTGTACCAATCCATTCCCTAGCCTCTATTACAATCTCATCGCGCGTCATAGCATCACCTCTTTGCCGACTGGCCTTCGCTTACCGTATTGCTTGATCCTTGGTACGGATACGATGTTGAGTAGTCGCTACCGGGAACATCCGGCTCGCCGCGAAAGTTAATAATGTTGTTAAACTTAATTTTGCACGTTGAACGGTTACCATCGCAGCCAGCTATTGCGGTAAATTCATCGCCAACGGCAACAGCAAAAGTGGTCGGCAGGAATGTTGTCACACATCCATCTTCATATGTAAATTGCTTTACATCATAGGGTCGACCGTCATTATCGCCACTGGTGAAAGTAATTAATCCATAGTCAAAAAACTTGTCGGCATTGGTCAGTGTGGTATTAAAGCTACCGTTAACATTTACTTCAGTAACTTCACCAGTGAACGTGAAACTAGTCCTGTCTTTCTGGCATTTGCTGTCGCCCAAGGTGGCCCTGCAGGTCTTTTGGTAGATTTCCCCGGTCTGCTGTTGGTAAGCTTGTAGTAGACCTCTAACCTCTGCTGTAAAGGCTGTTTTGCCAGTTTTAACCTGGCCTATGGTCCCGCGCCGGATAATATACGGCTCGTCACTGAGATTCTTCCAGTTGCACATAAAAACCAGCAGGGTAGCATTGTCGTAGCGGCCTGAGACGATATCCTGCTTGGTGATTCTGTCGCTATCAATTACACCGTCAATATCCATGTTATCAACGGACATATCCCGGCTTGTCTCTACTGCTGTAGGGTTAAATCCACCTCTAGATTCATAGTTTACGCCGTCAATCAGCAAGTCCTTGTCGTGGCTCGTAAACCCCATTACAGTGCCATCAGATAGAGTTAGTTTCCAACACCATGCTGCCTTTGTCACCCTGCTCTGTAGCCAGCTTATAGCCATTACACATCATCCTCAATTAGCGGTATATTGTCCATGGTATGCAGGTTAAACGTCTCAATACAGGTCGGTATGTAGTCAGATGCAAAGCGAACCGGCACGTCAAATTCAAAATCGGCCGTAATAAGCTTTCCTATCAAAGAGGCATCGGTAAGAGTTACAGCACCCGACTTATAATTGATTGTGAATCCGGTGGTAATAAAATTACCGGCAGCATACAGAATAACTGTGTTTGCTACCGGCTTTCGTATTCTCCTGGTTTCAATTTCGCCGCCGGATTCGTACCGTTTAACCAGTTGCATTGTGCAAGGTACTGAATCGACTGTGCCAAGCGTTTGGTTGTAGGCCTTAAAATCAGCCCAGTCTTTGAATCTGAAGCCATATCCTTGGCCTTTGCGGCATCGGAAGAAGGCAATTAATTCCTCAATATCATTTTGATCTTTAATGCCGTGAGCAGCATCGTATTTACATAGGCCATTTTCCCAGTTAATGTTGCGGTAATCGGTTTTCCCAACTCGCACAACATCTGTGGAGTATTGGGGGCCGCCTTGCACGCCGTATGATATGGTCTCGGGAAAGCGGATTTCATGGAAAGAATCGTCCGCGTTGTAGGGTTTGGGGACTATATAGTCAGGCATGGTGTCCTCCTTTGGCTAAATTTGAGCATGAAAAAACCGCCCTAAGGCGGTTAATTTCTATTATGCGAATAGACTACTTTAGCCTATTTTTTATTCCTTCACGAATCCATTCTGCGATGTTTTTAATTTCAATAAACCATGCTACAAACGTAAGGAACAATGCTATTATTACCAAGATATTAACCCAGTATATATAGGGCAATCTCTTTTCCATTTTACTCTTAATCCCACAATCCTCTGTGCAATCGCCAGTAATGCAATCGCCGTTTTTGCATTGAGAGTAAATGTTCATATTGGTCATTCTTGAAATTATATACATTAAGCAAAATATAGTATTAAAAATAATGAACCCACAAACAAGCGCCATAAAGACAATCTTATATATTGAAGATTGATGCAAGCTACTCAATGTAGCACTTGTGAAGTTCATTCCCCCCACGAAAACCAGCATGATAGCTGAAAAGATTCCGATTATTGTTATTGTTTCCGATTTTAAACTTTCTGTTTCTTTAGCAGCTTTTTCTAATGTGCCTTTGGCAACTCTTAGGTTTTCAGCACTATTTTTAAGTCCTGTTTCTAAGTCGAGTTGCCTCCCACTTAATATTCCTAAATAATTTATGCGCGAAATCTCAAGCATAGTATGATCATAAAGCTTACTTAAATGTGGTTCGATTGATGTAAAATCAGGATGATTAACTATAATATTTTTAAATAACTCAACATTTTCTGTTAAAAAATCTAATGAAAGAGAATTTGGGGCACCGCTGTGTTCATGGTTCTTAATGCTAATAATAACCCCAAGTATCTGTGAATAAGAATGTCTAAATTTTCCGTTATAGATATCCAATAAAATACGTGATTTATCGACGAGTTGCTCACTATCATATGAACAACTCGATAAATCACGCAAATACTCATTTAATATGGTTTGTGAATTCTTTTCTGCTGGCTCCATAACTTAATTACACCGTATACCCGTAGAAAAATATTCACCTACTAATTCTTTAGGTATAACCGATCTATTCCCCTGGTTATTATATACTTGAAACCAGGGTGTTCCCGGAGCATGGGTTTCGTTTACTAATTGCCAAACAGGCATATCTTTTCTGTCTTTAATTACAGAATTGATTATCGTCTTAGCCTCTGGACAAATTTCAGTTTGGTATGCATTTAAGATAGGTGTGCCTGCATAGACACAAAATTCATAGTAAACAGACGGAACGACCGGCCCAAATTGCCACGCGGCCATGTCATCGCTAAATAGAGGCATACCTTTTACTTTATAAAACTCCCCTTGTATAAAATACAGCATTTTCTGGAGCTTTAAATTGCTAATAGGGGTGCCGATCTTAAAACAATAATCAATAACATATCTTGCGACTTCTAGCGCACTATATTCCATTGCTTCGCCCCCCTCTTTTTTCTATCTTGCCTCTATTATTGCAAAAATATTTAATAAAGTAAAGATAAATATGGAATAATATATTACTCTATTGCTCCATATGTAGTCAAGGGCTAACCACAAAATAATTTAAAGACGCTATGAAATTTTCGTGCATAATTTCCAAATTGCAGGAATATACTAATACTTGCTGGTATTTATTGTTTAGAGTATTAATAAGGAGTGGTTGCGTTGAGAAAGATTATATTGATTGCATTGGCATGTTATTTACTTACTTTCAGTGTCGCTTCAGCAGAAGTAAAACAAGAGTTTGACAAATTCACCGGCACATATACTGTGAGTAGCACTCAGAAAATGTTTGCTGACGGCAAAACAGAAGTGCAAGGAACCCTGTCAAAGATGTTTATTCCAAAGGTCCCTTACCCTTCGTATGATTTGACCTTTATAGTAACTAGCGATAAATACTATTTCTTTTCGAAAAACTGCCATTATTTAATTGATGGACAACCAACCGGTAAGAGCTTAATGGTTAAATTCCGGGATTATTGAAGCCCTGTTGGACCTGCACTCTTGACCAATGGGACGATGTTCCTTGTTGAGCCTAACGACTTACTTAACGCTATCAAAGCAGGTAAAAAATCTCAGATTAAGCTTTTGTTTGACAATCAATTGCCAATAACTGTTCAAGTTGATGAGAGTATTTTAAAAGATTGGCAAGAGGTTGTAAAATCAGAACGTTAATAGGTTTAACCCCGGGTATAATCCCGGGGTTTTTGTTACCCATTTCTTCTAGCGGCACGTTGTGAAGCTCGGCCCATAGCCGCCGCTACTTGGCTTTCCGACTGTCTAAATGATTGAGCGTTGGGAGTTTGTACATACACATTTACTGGCCTATTATTATCTCCA